GTCACACCATTGTTACATTTTTCACATTTTACCCCCTGTTTTTAACTGAATATACTGGGTTACGGAGTGATTATCATCGAATTCTGCGAACATTTTGTCTCCTACGGACGCCACTTTTGCGGTAAAGTCTGTCCAATCTTCATCGCACTCCCAATAGAAGGTAGCTAAAGCTAGTATTCTGTGCGGTTTTTGGTCCCGATGCGGGTCGGTTAGATCGAACGTATCGCCCTTATTTGTTGTGACGATTTCTATTTGAGCGGTAGCTCTTCTTTCCATTGATGTAATGCCCATGTTGTTCTCCTTTTAGAAGTCGGGTTCGTATTTTTCCCCGACGTTAATTGCTTCTTTGATGCTGTTGATACGTTCTGTTGCCAGCTGTATGTCCCGTGGTCCGCGTTCTTCGAACCAGCAGTCATCTAGGTGACGTTCCGCCCGCCACAAGGCGTCTTCGATGAAGGGTGGTTTTAACATACGGAGCGTATCGCACACCTATGCGATAAAGTCAACAGCACTCCACATACGTTCGCCGTGCCGCCACTGGCACGTGACCAGTCCTTTACGTCTGAGTTTTTTGAGGTATTTAATGACTTGATCGACTTTCATTTTGGCCCGCGTTGCTATTTCGCGATCCGTGAACCATCGTCCTATTTTAAATGCGGTTATGATGGTTTTATATGTGATATCCATATGTGCGTAATTCCTTAACGTAGCGAGAGAGTTCTTCTGACGCGGCCATGAGGTTTTGGTTAGCGTTAGGTGAGGCCTCTGGTCTGAACCGTTCATCTTGGCATCTATCGACGCGTTGTTTTAGGAATTTCAGTTCTGCTTCTTGAGCAGGATTAAGGGCTTTTTGCATTGACCACTCTTTCTAGGAAATTGTTAGCATCTGTGACGGCATCTTCGCAGAGATTTTCGCCCAACGTTTTGGTTGAGTACAGTATGATTTGGGGCCAGCTTTCTTCCATACCGTATGACAGCACGATGTGCGGGATAAGGATGGACAGGTCGGCTGCTGAGAATTGTTTAGGCAGCATGTCCACTACTTCGTTCAGCATTGTCTGCATGTGTTCTGGTTTCACTATTGTTCTCCTTGAAAGTGATTTGGTATCTCCGCGCTTTTCTGTTGATTTGTCCGACAGAAATGCCCGTGGTCCGCGCTGCGTCTTCTACGGTCATACCTTTGTTGGCTAATTCTAGTAAACTTTGCGCTATTTGGGAACGGTTTATATCGCTAAGTCGCGGTCTTCCCCCTGATTGATTAATTGGTTTTGCGCCATAGTTTGATGATCTACCGTTATTATTTTCGATCATTTTTGCGTTTTCTTTTTTTGCAGCATTAATCACGCACAATTTCCGTTGGTCTTTAGACATCTTTGCGAGTTGTTCCAGATAAATCAACATTGCCTCCCAGAAACTTTTTCAACAGCTGCATCATAGCCATTGGGGACTTAGCTTTTACCAAGTCCCGCAGTTGGCGATTTTCCAGACACACCCGTTCGTATTCTTCACGATTAATCATATTGATGTCTGCCCATTTAGCCATAGAACCCTGCCGCCCAGCTTATGGTTGCGACAACAACGATCACCGCACAGTATACTAGCTTCCGCGGAACGTGGATACTGTCGTCGTGTACGACCGTCGGCAGCAGTGGTTTGGGCTCGTATTCTGTCCCAAACAGGGCGTTAAGTCCGGGCTCTAGTTCTGTTGCCAGCTGTTTGCGGGTTATGGTTGGTTTAGGCTTTTCATCTTTAAGCGCGGCTTTCATGCGAGACAGCTTTAAATACACGGCTTTGTCTGACCGGTTTATTTCTTTGCCTATGTCTACATGTGACATGCCCTCGTGGGCGAGTTCCAGCAGTGTGTTGATTTCTTTTCCTGTCCAGCTTTTGCGGGCCCGCGCTTCGGTGCCTTGTATTCGTTCCATTTCGTGCTCTCCGGTTTTTGTTTTCTGCCGTCTATCGGCAACTGACTTTGCAGATCGGCCCAGTGTTTCTCCTATGTCTTGGTCAGACAGGCCGTTTTCCCATAGTTCTATGAGTGTTTGATGTTCGGTGTTGGTCCACGCTTTTTGTGCCCGTGGTTCAACGCCTTTCAGTACGAGTGGTCGCATTTCAGTCCTCCAATAGGTCAACGCCTTTTTGTTTTAAGGTTATTATTTCTGGTCGGTGGCCCAAATAAAAAAGAAGGGGGTCATTTTCGTGAGCAGACCGCCAGTGCTTATTTCGGTCTACATCCACATGGCCGCTTATTTCTGCTGTCCGCCGCATTTTTCTCAAAGCCCTAGCTTCTATTTGAAAGTAACGGCCTTGTGTAACCCCCAATACTCGGGCTATTTCGACAGAGGTATGACCTACCGCAAACCGCATGGCGATAACCTTTCTTTCCCGTGGTGTTAGTGTTTTGGAAAAAGCGGCAACGCTGCTTAATTGTGACAAGGTTTTTTCGCTAGACCCGTCCTGCATTAGTTGTTTTACGCCGTCCATCCCGAGGGAGATTTCTGCGGAAGATCTTTGCAGTTTCAAATCTTTTAGGTGTTCGGGCCAAAGTTCTTCGGGGTCTTTTCCAACCATTGCCGCAACATCGGAGGCTAAGTCGGTCCAACCTTTTTCGTTAAAAGGTTTGGCTTTCAGCCCAACAAGGTTATTAACGGCAGTTGGACTTCGGCCCATGTTACGCGCCAATTCTGCGACGGATTTATACGTTTTTCGAATTGCTTTTAACAGCCGACCATTTCGAATTGTTACTTTTATGTTGAAGTCATTGTTATCCATAGGGCCAAGGTACGCGATGTATGGGACTATGTCAATAAAAAATCCCAGCCGCTGGGTGAAGCGACTAGGATTTAATGTTTATTTGGAGAACAAACATACTCGTGTAAGGAGTAGGTCTTTGATAAGCGATTATATGGGAGTGGTCAAGGCTTTTTCCTTAGCCTTTTTAATCTTGTTCTGTGTGGACTTTAACTTTGAGTATTGGTCAAACATTGAGCGCAGCTGTCCGCTGATTGTTCGGCCTTCAAGTTTGGACAGGCTTTTCAATTCTGTGTAGACTTCGATGGGGACCAGTACACTTTTCCAACGGGTAGTATCCATGACATGCGCCTTTGTGCGATTTTCTGGGATTATATAGGAGTTCCCCGACGGGCGCAATAAAAAACCCCCGCCGTTGCAGTGCGAAACCTGACCAAGCGGGGGAGTTCAAGAGCAGAAAGAGAGGTATGTCATCGTGCCTCGCCCCAGTTCGGTCCAATCTCGACATCACAAAGGCTAGGCACCTCCAATGGTAAAGCATTTTCCATGATCGTGGCAACTGTTTTCGCCTCATCCAACGATTTAACTGACATCGCCAGTTCGTCGTGGATTTGCAGCATTGGCAGGTAGCCCGCTTGGTATAAATCCAGCATGGCCTTCTTGGTCATGTCGGCGGCGGACGCTTGGATCAAACGGTTAAGCGCCTTGTAGGTGTATGCTCTTATCAGTTTCGTGTAAGGTCCGTGTTCCAGACGCGCTTCCTCGAAGGGCAAAGCCTTGTGCATACCGTAGGCATCGGGTTCCCACGTATTGAAGCGGCATTTACGTCCCATGAGGGACTTAACGTAGCCTCTGCTTCCCCCTTGGTTAAGATGGGCCTGTACCCCCTTCATTAGTCCTTTAACAAAGGGCACACGTTCGTGGTACTGGTTTATCAGACCTTTGGCATCTTCGTGCGGCAGGTCAAGCTCTACGGCGAGTTTTGCTACGCCCATGCCGTACATAATGCCAAGGTTCACGGTCTTTGCTTGTTTACGCGGGATGCCTGCCATGTCTGCCACCATTGAATGGAAGTCGGTCCGCGGATCGTCATTATAGCTTTGGACAAATTCATCAATGCCCCCGAGCGGTCCTGCGCCCCTCGCGTCACTAAATCGTTTAGCGTAATGGACCAAGATGCGCGGTTCTTGTTGCGAGTAGTCTATTGCTGCCCATTGTTCGCCTTCTTCTGGCAGGAACAGCGACCGGATGAGCGGTCCAATTTCTGGATCGCGGGCGGGGATTTGTTGTAGGTTTGGGTTATTCATTGAGAAGCGGCCTGAGACGGTGCCGCCATCATCGGATCGGATTTGATTGATGTGGCTATGGATGCGTCCATCTGCATTACAGAAGTTGAGGATGCTGTTAATGAACGTGCCGGATGTTTTGTTTAGGTTGCGGGCTTCTACGATTAGTTTAGGTAACTTATCGGGATGTTCTGACAGGAATTGTTTACGGAACGACGGTGCGCCTTTTTCTGTTTTTGGGTAGGCTATGCTTAGTTTGTCGAAGGCTTTAGCGATGGATGCCGCCGCCCAGATTTCTATGTTGCATCCTGATACCCGTTTGATTTCTTTTAGGACTTCTATTTCGCGTTTAAGGATCGCGTTCCGCGTTATTTCGGCTTTGTCCATATTTACGCGAATGCCGCGCCACGTCATATCGACCAGACAGGGCAGTAGGTCCAATTCTAGGTTGGCAACGGTGGTCAACTCTTCTTGTTTTAGTTGAGTGGAAAGGTAGTTCCACAAGTCTAGGGTTATCTCCGCATCATTTTGCGCGTATGGTCCCACGAACATTGCGGGCATTTTCCACATTTCTGCTTTTGCATCGATACCGAAGTCTGCGGCGGCTGCGTGTAGGAGTTTTTCTGACTTTGCAACCCCGAGGAGTTCATAGCAAAGGGCGTTTAGGCTATAGCTTCTGCGGTTTTCATCTAGCAGGCTTGCGGCGACCATTGTGTCGATCACACGGCCCTTCATGTTGAAGCCCATGCGTTTAATCCAGCCCAGATCGTACTGAGCGTTGTGCATGATTTTATCCGCGGGGCAGTCAAAGACCTTTTTGAGCCACTTGTTGACTTGTTTTTCGTCTATGTTGCCGCCGCCCGCGTGTCTGATTGGAACATACCCTGCCCAATCAGCGGTTGCCACGGCATATCCTACCACTTCCCCGTCCCCTCGGGCCCATCCGGGGCCCATTTTTTTGAGGTTCGGGTCGCGTGTTTCGACATCGATGGCGATTGTTTTGGCTTTAGTTAGGTCTGGAAGTTCTGCGGGTGGAACCCATTCGGATGTAACGGTGGCACTGCCTAGTTTTATTTTCATGTCTTTTCTTTCGGAAAGGACCCGCCCAAAGCGGAGTACCCACATTTATCGATCCACGAGTCTTCGTGGTCGAGGTTATTTAGTAGGCGGGCTGTTTTTACCCAATCCATCATCAGGGCAACGTGTTGCGCGGTTATGCGTTCGTGGGTTTTGTAGGCTTGGGACGCGATAATGTCCCATCCGTCTGCAATACGCTCAAAGTTTTCGAGCGCGTCCCCATAGTCTTTTGCGCGGTCGCCTGTCACTAACTCTGCACTTTTTTTTAATATTTCTTCACGCTTCATTCGTCCACCTTTGCGGTTTCATCATCGAAGCTAAAACAAAAGCCATCGGAGTGTTTGGCTGCTAGGACGTAAACCAAGCTGTTACAATTTGGGCAAGCTAAGTTGGTTTCCATAATAAAGTCCTCGCTATCCACTATGTCGTGATCTCCGCCCCAGATGAGTTCGGTTTTGCAATGCCAGCAGTTCATGCTTTTTCTCCCTTAAATAATTGACTTTCCCACTGACACACCTCGTTGATATGCGTGTGTCTTGTTGTTGGGCGCACCATGCCAACTTTTTCAACCCACCCTAACTTTCTTAAAGACACCATCATTGCTCCCCAAACGTTATGATGGTGGGGGTCGGACATACCTTGCGATCTGCAAAAAGCACAAATCTTGCCACCTTCAACAAGCTTGTGTTCTGAGAGGTACTTCGCTGCATTTTCATAGTATGCTTGCTTCCACTCGTCATCCGCGTGAACATAGGCGCGGTCTATCTCAGCTTCAATAAAGTCAAACCGCTGTTGTTCAGAAAGGTTTCGGTTCATAGGTAGTAGCTCCTTGTTGCGTCTTCGGCGTCTATTATAAAAAGGTTTTCTTTAGCGCGGGTCACCGCCACATAAAACACGCGGTGAATGTCATCGGGATCGTCCCTCATTTGTTTGTCAGCAGCGGGCGTCAGGTCCGAGAACACTATAACGTTGTCGGCTTCCCCGCCTTTTGACCCGTGGATCGTGGACACTACAATGCGAGGGTCACCGTTGAACTTTTCACCGCGTCTAAGCAGGGCGATTAGGTAGGCTCGTTCGCGCTCTGGTATTTTGTCCATCGCCTCGTGCCAGATGTGTTCGGCTGAGGCTAAAAGCCCGTGGTTAACAAACAGGTCTTGAATGTTAACCATGTCGGTGTCTTCCAGCCCCGGAATTGTTTTGAAACCTTTGGCTACATGTTGAGAGGACCGCATCGTTTCTTTTGCCGACATGTAGCTGTAAATGTTACGGGCCGTTTTTCCTGTAACCTTTTCGCCCTTGCGCAGTTGCTCCCAACCGTTGACGGCGTCGCTTATTTTCTCGGAGATGGACCGTGATCCGCGGAACGAGAACAGGTATCCGAAGGACCGCAAGGAGTCTGCTATGGGCTGTAGTTGGTATGCTGCTTGCGCGAGTATGAGCCACGATCCGTCGGACAGGTCTATGTCATCAACG